GGGGTGAATATTTTTTTATCAGAAAAAAACGGTTCTGTTTTTGCGATTGGTGTTGCGTGGTTTCGCATTGCTTCGGCTCTTGCGTGGCTTATTGAGCGGTTGCGTTGTGCTACTTCTTTGTGTCCTTTGCGGTTGTTGCATTGTGCACAGCATGGTTGCAGGTTGTCTAGGTCGTGGCCGCCGCCGTTCATAATTGCAACTATGTGATCTACTGTGTCTGCTGGTTTACCGCAGTACGTGCAGTCTGGTTTGTGTTGCAGGATTACTGCACGGTTGCGTTTGTATTCGGGGTTGCTGTGTTCTTTACCCATTGCTACCGCGCGCTGGCGCGCTTGCTCTCGTTTGCTGTTGTTGACGTTGCATATCGGGCTAGTCCTTTGTGTCGGTTTGTTAAGTGTATGTCAACTGTATGTGTGAGTCGAGACAGAGTGATGATGCTCTACCCATCGGGCTGCCTCAATCCGATTACCTTGCACATCACTCGATTATGTTTACGAGTCGCCCCAACGCTTAGCACATTGCCTTTCGTGTAGCAGGTTTTGTGCGCGCTGGTCTAACTGCGTTACCGCAGATCATCCAACCGCCCTGCGACAGGCTTAGGTCTATGCAACTAGCCGATTGTGTAAGTTTTACTTTTTATCAGACCTGACCATTAACGCAGCGCATAGCACAGTTAATGCCAGCGCTAGCCATACGTGACGGCTCATAGCTGGTTCTCTGGGAACGCTCGGCGCAATGCTTTATGCGCAAGGTTTAACTCATCTGTTAGCCGTTCTACTTCACGCCTTAAGAAATCACGCTCACGCCCTAACGCTTGGCAATGGTCATGTAAGCGGTCGTATTCATCGTTTGGATTTCTCATCGCAAACTCATTAGATCATCGTCTATTAACATTTGTATTCGTTGCACGATTGGCGCTAAATCATCATCAAGTTCCACAAATTGAGCCAACCTGCTAATGGCTAGCCATAAGTTTGCAACTCGTTCGTCAAATTCGTGCTTGTAATTTTCTTGTTCGTTCATTTTTTTAGCCCGTCTATGATTACGCGGCATTGACCGCTAGTTAATGTCTCAACAACAACGTCATCTACATTTAGCGCTCTGTGTATGTACTCAAGCAGCTGCAGATCATCCCAGCCTTTACCGCGTGCAAGGCTCTTTAAGAAACCAATCTGTTTTGCTGTTGCGCTGCCGTGTGTATCTGGTCGAGCCGGCTCACTGTTAACCCTGTTTACCTTTTCCATTTCTGTTGATGATGCGCGCTCGCCTGTGTGTCCTATGCGGCTGTTACTTATTGCGCGACCAATAGCGCTCGTTTCGCAGTTCTCTAAGAAACTTGTTTTGTTTACAGGACTGTTGCCAAATACCTCTTCGGCATAGCCTGTGGCAATAAGTCTGTCATCGTTGTTGTAGCACTCTGCGCGCATGATAATGGTTGAGCCGTCATAGTGATGTATTGACGTGATAATCCTGCCGTCTGGGTATTCTGTCCACCAGCGCACTAAGCGTTGTGCAACTGTTTCGTAAAGGCTTAGGTCAAAGTGTGCCATTAGCAAGCCACCCAAACGATTGCGTTACGGCCGTACCGTGTTTTACGGCGTGTGCCACTGTCAACAATGTACGCATCTCGATGCAAACCGTTTATGCGTGCTGACACAGACTGTGCAGGTAAGTCAAGTAGCACGCTTATTTCGTCTGCGGTCATACCTTTAGCCTCTGTACGGCCTGCCCATTTAATCCAAAAGTGCACCAATTCGCGTTGTTTGCCTGCGTGCGGTTTGGCTTGCTCTGCAGCTGCGCGTGACGTGTCCGGTGCATTGCGTGACACTGCCACACTTGGATGGTCAAGCGCTACACGCGTCTTTTCTCCAGCCAATCCCAATGTTGTTGTAAACATTTCTAACTGATCATTCATGTCGGGTTCTTTCTCTTAGTCGGGTTTATTGGTTTTACCTTAGTACACGCTTTTAAGTTCGGGTGTAACCACATTACTTTTTTGGGGTTGTGTCTGTACCTTGTGCCGTGCATTGTTAGCCCACAGGCTTTACAAGGCGCGTATAACATTTATGGCCGCTCTGATCACTGAGGCGTTAAACCTGTTTTGCTCACCGCCAATGGTCATGTGTGCGTCATACATCAGCACCAACTCATCCAGCAAGATTGAGTGGTCTGGCTGTTCGGGTTTTGGCACGTGGTTTGGTCTAAAGATGTCATCTATAAACGTCTTAAACACTTTGTTGTATTTGTCGCTGTAGGTTTCGGGATACATTGTGTCTCTTGTTTCTTGGCTTATGCCACTATCGGGATATGGGATGTCAGCCATGTGTACTTGCCCACGCTGACCAGCCCACCATACTGTAGAGGTGTGCGGATGCTGCAAGGTTGACCTCTGGCTTAAACAGGTCATCTAGCGTTGTGATGTAACCAAGTTCGGTCAACCACTGAACATGCGTGCCATTCATTTGCATAAGACCTCGACTACCGCCGTTACTGTCCTTAGCGTTGTAGGCCGTTGGGATGCAACGCGACTCACGAAACATCACGCGTGCCAGCATCGGTGCTTGATCTGCAGGCCAACCAGCCGTAATTGCATCAGCCACGTACTGTGCGCAACCTTTTGGCACAGTCGTAGTTGTCGTGGTTGTTTCTGGCAACGTGGGCACAATGCTTATCAGGGTTGTTGTGATCTGCTCACCCGGCTGTAGTTGCCTCTCAGGCGCTTCACTAGCCCCCCAGAGCAACGTAAACGCCGCTAAGCCTGTAATCATCCATGCGCCTATTTTGATGCCTATATAAGTCATTTTTTCTCCAATTGGTAAGGGGTCTGCCACGAGTCGCCGATTGCATCCTTAAACGCAATTTGCGCGTGCAGCACTTTGTCTGTTGTGGGGTCACGGAATATCTGAACAAGCACGTGTTGTTGGCTGTCCATGATGGTTGTGTAAACCTCATAAATGTATGTTTTAGCGTCTGCCATAATGCATCTCCTATCGTCGGTGTTTCCACCATAGGGCACTACTGTGGCAATTCGGTGAATACCCTCTGAAACGCTTGTTTTACAAGGTTTGGTGAGTCTGCCATCTGTGCGTTTATCTCCACGTGTAGCCAATCACCCGGCACGCCGTGAATAGTTTCCTTAGTGTATTTTTGCCACTTTTGTCTGTCGCATCTCCAGCCGCGCCCAAACGGTGCAATGTAATCAAGCACGCACTCAACACCTAACTCGTTTGCGTTGGCTAACACAATGTTGATAAACGCAATTGTTGCTTTGCGGTTTGCTGTTGGCTGTTTCTCTGACGGCCTGTACGACAAGTCAACTGCTCGACCAGTGGCATGAACACTTAATAACTCAGAACCCCTTTTCGGTCTAACGCCGTATGAGCCGTTATTCCAGAACGCGCCACCGCCATGCTTTATTGCTTGCCGTATCCATTCATCCATGCCGGCACGTGGGCCTGCAGCTGCACCGTCACTGTTACCTGTGTACGGCTTTGAGCCGATGACTTTAGGGTTGGCTGGTAGTACTGCCATCAGCAGGTTTTCTCTTAAGTCCGTTAGCGGCAACTAGACCAGACAACGTGCCAGTCATAAACACAGTCAACGTGGATAGCAAATCAATAAATTGTGCGTCATTTGGTGATTGCTCGAGCGGTTGGGTTACGAACAGTAGACCGTAAACAAACCCAATAACAGTGATTGCAAATGTCACTGCAATTGTGCAGCCAACAAACACAATCATGCGCGCGTGCAGTATTTCTATTTCTGCTTTTTCCTTAGCCATTGTTAACCCTTTCGCATTGTTGAATTGTCGAGCAACGTGTTAGCGCGGTGTTGCGTACTTTTAATGGTGCGTTGGTTCGTGTTGTTTCGCAAGCGGTCAGGACAAAAGCGAGCACAATGCTAAGGCTCAATAGGTGCTTCGGGCGCATTAAATGTATCTGTCGTTATGTCGTAGCGGTAACCAATGCCAGCGTATGTGCCTCTAAAGTTGCTGTTGTAACTTGTTTGTAAGAAGTTGCCTTTAATGCCGCATGATGAAATAAACGCTTGGCCTACTGATTCGCTGGCTGGAAATGGTAGATCGCCGCAGTCAGAGTTTGCGACGACAATGACATCAACAACAATGTCATTTTGCATTTGTGCGAAGTTTGCCATTATGCGACCACGAATGTTCCGATAGAAGTGTATTGGTAATAAGTGTAGATGCCTGTTGTGCCTGTAGTTGGTGAACCTGTTGTAGTAATTGTGTAACCGGTTGCGTCTGATGTTTTGTATCTAATAACTACTTCACCACTGCCGCCGTTACCGCCGTTTGCTGTTCCAGTTGAACCACCGCCGCCGCCGCCTCGATTGGCTGTGCCCGCGCTACCTGCTGTAGTTGCGCCTGCGCCGCCGTTACCTGCGTTAGTGCCTGCCGTACCACCTGTAACAGTTCCACCACCGCCGCCGCCACCTGAATAACTGATCGTTGCGCCTGTGTAATCGTTCGTTCCTGCTGCACCGCCGTTGCCGCCTGTAGTGCCTGAACCTGCTGAACCTACGCCGCCTTTACCGCCGCCGCCGCCACCAGATGTAAAGACAACTGCTGCACCGCCGTTAGAACCTTCTCCGCTATTGCCAGCACCACCAGCACCAGTTTCTGCACCGCCGCCACCTGAACCGCCAGCACTACCAGCGGCTGGGCCACCACCACCACCGCCGCCAGTTGTGCTCAAAATAAATGTTGAGTTTCCACCGTTAGTACCGTTATTACGCACTACGGTTTGACCAGCGCCAGCGCTACCAACCGTCACTGTGTAAGTACCAGTAGATAAACCAAACGCTTTAGTACGCATACCACCACCACCGCCACCGCCAGCGCCTGCAGTAGTGTCATACTTGCCACCACCACCACCGCCAGATACAAGCAACACATCTACAGGCAGCGTTACATTGGCTGCCCCACCGCTAAAAAAAGTAGCAGCGCTAGCACTAGTAAAAAGAAGCGTGCCACCTCCATATTGCGCCAACGCTAACGAGCCAGAAGTTGAGACTGTTGCCGTGCCAGCAGTAACCGTGCAAGTACCTGCACCAGCGTTGTAAATAAACACACTGTCACCAGCACTAAAAATGCCTGTATTAACAGTAATCGTGGTAGAACCTGCGTTAGTCATTTGGATGCGCGTACCAACATCACCTACGGCAAGCGTGTAGTTAGCGGTCTTAGCCGAAATGGGCAACGTGGTAATTGCGTTAAGTTGCGCAGCTGTAAGAACCGCACCTGAAACAAACGGGAATGGCGTAGTCATAGTCGTACTTTATCCTAAAACTGGTTGTGGGTCTTGTATGCCTAATTTACCGTAGATTGGGTCATTCAGTATGAACTCGTACACAATTACAGTGTTAGCCGTATAGAACGTGACTCGATGGCCGTTGTTTATGTTGACCGATATTTCTACGCCCTCAACCGATAGTTCTTGGGCTACCTGACCTCCAGTAATTGTGTTAGTAATCGTGATTGTGTCACCAATATCTACTAGCGCTAGCGCCTCGCGTTGGGCTGTAGTGAGCATCAGGTAATCGGTTTGCACCGCGTTAAACGTGGCTACAGGCTCGCCTACAAGTAGGTACTCTGCCAGCGCCAGCGCGGCTGCATCGTTGTGCAACAGGCTGTTAGTGATGCTTACGTTCTGGATCAGGTACTTGGCTTGGCTTGCTGCATCGTCTGCAACCTCTGGGCTAGTAGCACCTAAATGTTGGATGCTTGCCCGGTTAACGATTACGTCAGCGTTGTAAATAATGCCTAAAGAGTTGTAAGGGATGTTTGTGCCGTCATCGTGAAAGTCTGCGACACTGCCTGACAGTGTGTTGCCTATTCTTGGCTGGCTGGTCAATACGCCTGTGCGCGCCATAAAAATACGGCCTTGTTCGGCTTGCTGTATTTGGTCAATATATGCCTTAACGTTTGTCCCCTCAGCGACAGTGTAGGCAGATGCGCCGCCTAATGTTTGTGTACCTGTTTCTATGTCACGGCTCAACGCAGGGTAAGCAACCTCTGGTAGGTCTAAGACGGCTGCAAGTCGAGCGCTAGACAATTGCTCACTCACATTAAAATCAGCCAACGCAGTTTGGGCTAGCAAATAAAAATCATCAGCACAATAAACGCTTACTGTGTTTGTGCCGCCCAACTCGTAGTTGTAGTCGTAAGACACAATTTGACCAACAAAGAGCGCTACAAATGTGCCAACGCTGTTGTATCTGCCGAACGACACCCGGCGCAAAGGCGCTAATGTAAATTGCCCTGCAGGGTCAACATAGGGGCTAGACGAGTACAACGGGTTTAGAGTGCCACCAGCAAGGTCATCGTTTAAGTTAAAAGACATTGTGCCAGCGCTGAACTGATCGCCAACGTCACGCCTACCGCGTTTAATGTTTACATTGGTCGAGTATTCCAACATTGGTGCAAACTCTGTTGTGCCGTCTAAAACGTATTGCGTGTTATTGAGCACGCCCTTAGTTGCATCATCAAGTACAAACGCATCAATCTGAAACCCTGTGTCAATAAACAGTTCGTAGTTGCCGCTTTGTACAACTGATGTAGCCATCAGGCAACCGCAATGTTGGCTGGGCCTGCCGCTCTGTTGTATGCACGAATAGCGTTAACTACGGACTCACCAATTTCAGCGCTAGTACTAATACCGCCAGACACGTTAATAGTTACATTGCCGCCAGTACGAGCTGCAATACGTTCAGCGTTACCAAAAGTTGTCAAACCGCCTTGTACGCGCCCAATGCCAAACGCACCACCAGCAGAACTACCACCGCCGCCACCACCACCGCCACCACCAGCCATAGGTGCTGCAGGGGCAGGCATAGCCGGCATTGCTGGCACACCTGCCATGACCGTGCCAACACCGCCCTCACGCGCTGCACCAGAGCCAACAGATGCGCCACTACTACTGCCACCAATACTGCCCAAGTTAAGTGTTGGCAATGATGCAATGTCGCTAAACGGGTTGATCAGGTTCATGCCTCGAATGATCAGGTTTATTGCTGAAATGTACGCGTTGGCAAAAGTCTCAAAACCACTGATAAGGCCGTTGAGCACGCTGTTAACAATGTTGCGAAATGTCTCAAAAGTTTTGTAGGCGTACACAACGCCAACTACTAGCGCTGCAATACCTGCCGCAATTGCTGAAAATGGGTTGAGTGCCATTGCAAAGTTGACTGCCAAGATCGCTACAGAGATTGCGGTGATTGCGCCGGCAATAGCCAAAAATGCTTGTGGGTTTTTTTGTGCCCAGTCTGCAAATTTTTGTAGCACTGGCAAAACCTTTTGCACAATAGGTAGCAACGCCGCACCAATTGACTCTGTGGTTTCGTCTAACGAGTTTTTTAATATCTTAAATCTGCCTGCAGCGGTGTTGGCTGCGGTTGCAGCTGCACCACCAAACGTGCCGCCTAGAACATTCATCACGTCATCGAGCGTTGCGCCATCTTTGATCATGGCTTTAATCTCTGGTGATAAGGCTTGTAAGCCTTTCATGTTGCCGCCATACGCTTTAGCCAGCGCCTCAGATACCTCAGCAAGCGACTTGTTAGACCCAATAGCAATATCTTGTGCTAACGACAAGGCGCTAGTTGCTGTAGCAATGTCCTTTGTGCCAGTGACTAACACGGCCAGAGCCGGCCTAAGTTCACTGTCCGCCGTGCCGGTAGCCCTTGACATCGCGCTGATCATGTCCTCAGTCGCTGCAACCTGTGCATCTGTTGCCGCAGTCACGTTGTTTAATGTCAACGCAAGTTGTGCAGATTGTGCTTCATCTTCTGCAGCTGCAGCCACCGCAGCACCAAGAGCAGCAGTGACCGAACCAAGCGCAGCAGCGGCAGGTACTGCAGCCTTTTTAATAGCAAACTGTGCTTTTTCGCCAACGGTTTCTAGTTGCTTAAATTGTTTGAGCGCTTTGTCAATGCCCTTGCCGTCAAACTCTGAGATGATAGGTATAGACAGCATTACATTGACTGCCTAACTGTGCGCGCAGTGTCCAAAATCATTTTTTGCATTTGCGTTTCTATGCCGCGCTTGGCTTTGTACACGGCAGGGCCGATCAGTCGAGTGCGACCAGCGCCAACAAAACCTAACTGATCGCCTAAACGGTTTGCGTTAGCACGGCCAGCAGTCTCAAAGATTGCTGTTGCTGGGTCTTTTTGCTCTATCAAGATTACGCCTACAGCGTTGCGCCGGGTATCTATACGCAACTTGACACCGCTCTTAGCTTTAGCAACGCTAAATGGGAACAGTTGACGGCCTCGACTATTCCATTTGTATGCCATACCAGACAACGGCACTTGCGTGTAAACATCTTTGGCAGCGTTTATTGCTGGCTGTGCAATCTCGTTGGCTTGCGCTCTAAAGTCTTTTTGCAGTTGTGGGTCAATCTTTTTAAGTGCGTTAATAGTTTCTTTAACGCCTACCACAGAAATTGTTGTGTTGACCGTCATAGAAACTCACCTATTCTTGTTGTTCTTTTCTATAACACTAATCACCGTAACTAGGTCGCGCGTGTCAAACTCGATGTGCGTTGGCCACCATCCTACTGCCACCAGCATTTCTGCTAGTTGTCTTCGGTAAGTGCCAACGCCGTAGGGTTTGGGTCTGTCTCATCTACGGATGTTAAATCCATGTTTGGATGCTGTTTAACCCATTCGCGCCAAGTTGCAGGTACAGAGTCTCCAGCAAGTTTGCACAAGTGGTATGCCCAGCAAGCAATGTCGCTGTAGCCGATGCCTTTACCGTCTGAAACTTTGCGGTTTTCTAGTTTTTCCCACTCACATACCACAAACATATTTGTGGTCATAACGCGTTTGCCGCGACCATCTTGCAGGTCTAATTCTAATTTAACTTTCATGGCTTACCTTTCGTGTCGGGCCGATGCAGGCCGTAGTTATGCTGTTACGTCAATTGTCAGCGCGCCACCTTGAAACACAATGTCATAGGTTGACAATGTGCCTAAAGAGGCATTAATAACTGGCAATGACTCTAGGTAGCAACCAGTCAAAATAAACTTAGGGTTGGTTGCTGAGTCTGCTGCAGAAGTTGGTTTTAGAGTTACTGTCGTTTTTGTGCCTACCAAATTGAACAGAGTGGCGTAAGTTTCTGTGGCGGCAAAACTGGCATACATTGTCAAGGTAATTTCATTGTTGACAAGTCCAGCGGTGTAACTGCGTGAGTTAGTGCCAAACGCGGTGTCTTCCAATGCCTCGACCAGATAGGTCAATGTAGCTGCAGTGCACATATCGGTAAGGTCAACGCTGTTAATTTCTAAAACTGGGTTTGAGAGATAGGTGCTACTGGCCATGTGGGTTAATTCTCCTCGTTAGGTTCTGTACTAGTTTTAGCAGGTTTTTTAGGTTTAGGTGTGGATTGCTCAACGATGAAACCACCAGACAACAGCGCTGCCACGTTGATGCCTGCAGCTGGTACATAGGGAACGCCGATAATGCCAAGTCTGCTTGATGCGATTGTATAGATCATGCTGTTTGTGCCTGCACTTTAACTGTCAGGTCGTAGCAAGGATATGACGCGCCGCCAATGTCAATCGTGCCAGGTTGACCAGATAACACAATTATTTTTGATGCCAGGACTAATGCCGTAATGCTTAAAATCTCGCGCAACACTGGCAACCCTGCAGGCCCAGAGCCAACCACCTTTAACGGAAAATCCATTGCCACAACATTGCCGTTACCTGCAAATGTCGTGAAACTTGGCGCTAATAGAAACACGCAGTTGGGCACAAGTTTGGTGGGGTCTGTTACTACCCTCAGACCGCTTACGGCCGTTAGCGTGGCTGCTATATCGTCTATGGCCTCGTTTAAGAGGTCTGTGTACGGTGCAGGCATTAGGCAACCGCTGGTCGGGGAATACCCAACAATTGCTTAACTATCGGTGTCAACGACTGCTGGGTTGGTGTGCCCATAGTGTCAAACGATGCATAAGCGGTTTCTATGCTGCCTCGACTACGCCACAACGCTGCCGCATACATAAGCGTGCCCAGCGTGGCATCAGTACCCGGTGAAACAGACAAAGAGTCTTTGTAAGAGGACTCTTGACGGCGGCGATAACAAAACATATTTGCAGCGTTAGTTGACTGTGTAGCCAACGTGTAATCATCAGACGGATTGGTAATCGTCACGCCCAAATAAGTCACCAAATCCGCAACGCTGATCCAAGTGCAGGTTTGCGTATAAACAACGCTGCCTGAGTAATCAACCACGTAGTTGACATTTGCGCCAGTAGCTGCATAAATGATTTGGTTAGGTCGAGCAACCTCAGGGTTAAATTGGAACTCGCCTGTAGTTGGGTCTACGCCCTCAAACTCGTACTGAGGTAAGTCAAGCACTTTAAATGTGCCTGAGAACGGCGCAGCCAAACCACTAACAATTATGTTTTCGCCAACAACAATCTCTGACTGTTCCAACGTGCTAATGCACGCGTAGTTAGAGATTAATTGTTTGCTGGCTGATGTGTAGGTTGCCATAGCGGTAAGTTCCGCTACGAACTAAGCGATTACGATGCCCTGAATAAACGAAGACTTAGCAACGAAAGTTGAAAAATATCCGTAGTAGGAAAACGTGCGCGACAACGTAGATGGGTTGGCAATTGACAAAACGCCCTGTTGAGCCTCGTAGATTTCGAAGCCCGGTGCGTAAACAACAAGCATTGTGCCAGAGGCAAAGTTGTTATCAACAACCAGCTTGAGACCAAACACATCCATTGCTGTATAAGCAAGACCGCCAACTTTACCAATTGAGTTTTGACCAAGCACACCGTCAGTTGTGTAACCAAGTACTGGTCGCTTGTTTGCGTCAAGTTGCTGACCAAGTTTTTGCCAAACGTCTGGCGATACACACAAGTGTGTTGGGAAGAAGTTTGAGTCCTCAGTGATTTCGCGTGCTGCGTCATACAAAGACTCAATCAAAGATGATGGGTCGGTTGCATTAACAGTCCATGTCGAGCCTGATGCAGTCTTACCTGCAACAAGTGCATCTGCTGCAATGTTGTCGGTTGCAATCATGTACTCACCAGCAAGATCATTAAGGATGATGTTCATTGACGCTGGATCAGTAAAATCCATGTCTTGCATTGTCAACGTGACTTGACCAGCAACCGTTGCTTTAGTAACGGTGTTTGCTGCGATTACCATTGTGGTTGCACTTACTGCAGTGTTTTCTGTTTGTGTTGCAGCGCTTGTGTGCGTGGTGATCGTTGGGCGTGTAAACGTTTTGCTTGGTGTGCTTGGCATCGAGCGTGCACCAAAAGCGGTGACAACTGGTCGCACAAAGTTTAGGTCTTGGAACACTGGCCCAAGTACTGGTACTGGCAAAAGACCCGGTGTATCAGTTGTAAGCACATCGCCTGCAGCTGCTTGCAATGCTGTTTGCTGATCGCGCACGGCTTCTTTGTATGCAGCGTTCACGTTGTGGAAAGTGTCTCCACCAGCGTGCATTGCTGCCAAGTATTCGCCAGCGGTTGGCATGGCAAACTTGCGTTTTGCTTGTGCAAAAATTGGTGCAGTTGGGATGGTTGCTTCGACTGCTGGGATGGTTGCTTCGCTCATGGGTTCTGTCTCCTGTGTAGGTTCTGTTTCTATAGTACTTATTTCTTCGTCTTCGTGTGGGATACTCGCTGCAATGTCGGTAATGATCGCGCCAGCAAATGCTGGTACGGGCACAAGCGACAACTCAATCCAGTCGGCGGCGGTCACGGTTACTGTGCCATCTTTAGCGGTGGTGTATTTAACTGGATTTATACCAATTGAGACTGAATCTAAAACGCCGTCTTGGGCTAAAATAAGCGCCTCATCGCCGTTTTGAGTCTTGCTGATCTTGGCCGTAAACATCATGCCTTCTGGCGTGTCTACGCGCTCTGTAACAATGCCAATTGCGTTGGTTGCGTCATGGTTCATGTAAAGGCGTGGTGCTTTACCGTCAACTGGCAAAGCGCCCTGTTTTATGATCACGGTTGTGCCATCAGAAACTGTCGCGGCAACGTCATACGGCACGGCAATGCCTGTAATCTCACGGCGGCCAGCCTCACCAGCTGCAGCGTCAATTGTGACTTGTGATGCAATAAGTTTAATCATGATTGCGACTGTACCTCATCGTAAGACTCAGGTTGTGCCATCTCGTTACGCTCGCTGTAATCGCCCATAAGGTAGCCCTCGACGTCAAACTCAACATATGTCCCGTTAGGTAGCACGTTGTTTTGGCTAAGTGTGCCGGCAATGCAATCGGCATAGGCGCGCGCACCAAATGTCCACAGGTCGGCACGGCTTTCACTGCTTGACTGGTACGAGTAACTGCCTACCGACACGCCCACCAAATATGGTGGCACGTTGCACAGTCTGGCCATTTCCATTGCCTGAAACTCTGCTGAGTCAATAAGCAGCATTTTGTCGGGTGACGTGCTGGTTTCGGTGTACGACAAATACTCGTTAAGCGCTGCAGTTTGGTTAGTCATGCGCGCTGCGTTAAACGCTGACGCTAGGTCTGCTAGTTCTTGTGCGTTTAGTGGCTCGCCACCAGTTTGCTTAAGGATGCCGGCAGGGATGGCGCTTGATGCGTTGCGAAACCGTGCTGCCTCAAGTTTTAGCGCGGTAGCAACAGATTGCGTTGACATTGAGGTGATGCCCTGAATAGGTGAAAGAAACTGCACTACGTCATCAGGGTTTAATTCGCCACCGCTAAAGATAATTTGCTTAGACGGTGCAAACCACACTGGGCCTGATTGGTCAAGCGTCTGCACCATTGCGGCTGGTAGGCGTGTATATGACGCTGGGAAACCATCAGCGGTGCGTGACGTGATGTACCAAAATGCGCGACCATAAAAAAACAAGTCATCAAAAGTCCACGACAAAATAAAGTTGTTTGGCACTGACGGGTCAATACGGCGCAACCAAGTACGTGGCGCTAACGGCATTTTCTCCATTTCATCGCCGTTCCACATTTCGTTATACATACGCAATGGCATGCAACCAATTACTGATGCGATCAGGTCGCGTGCTCGACTTACGGTAGGCACTGACATTGCAGCATTGCGTGCATCGCCTTCAACATAGTTGTAGTAAACGCCAACCATTGCAGCGCCGCCATTGTTAGATGATGGCGCGTATGGCCCTGTGTAACCTGTGCCAGCAGCAGCAGCCTTACCAAGCGGTGGACTAATAGCAGCCTTAGTTACCTTGTTAAAAAATGCCATGTCTTTAGTGTGTCACAGTCTGCCTAGTTTGTGGTGGCATCGGCCCGGTATGCGATGCGGTATCCCGACGATAAGCAAGCCATCGAGCCGATGCCAATTGGATGCTAGCCGTTAGAAACAACCAACATAGGTTTGCCAGATGAAGTAGGTCTGCTAGTCAGTGCAGCTGCCCAGACCATGCAGCGCGCTAATTCAATCGGGCCGGGTGAGCGTTGACTTGATAGTGCAATGCTGTTTTGTGAGCGAACAGCAACGGCACGGCTGACGTGTTCGGCAAGTTGGTTGCTGCCGTCATGCCACAACAGTTTTTCGTTGATCATGTTTTTGACTGACGGCGTAAACTTAAGTATCTCGCCATAACCCACGACAACGCGGCGGCGCTCTAGAGATAACGGCCAATGGTTATCTACCGTTGGCGTGATTGCAAACTTGATCTGTGGGTTGGCGCATAGTCGCTCTACGTGTGCCAGCATTTCGCTAAATGTGTCTGCTACAAACTCGACTGTTGCGACTGTGCGCCGATCAGGTAGAGCCACGCAACGCACCGCAAAATACCGTGTGTCATCAAGGCTTGTTTCTATGGCTACCGTACCGCCCTCTGGTAGATCGCCCTCGTACTGCAGGGCAGGCCATTGACCCGGCTGTATCCATGACTTGTCGCTAGCAACCCACAGGTTGCAGGATGCGCGCAAAAACGCTGCTCGATCAGGGTTTTCAGACTCTGCCAACAAGGTTTCAGCGGTAAGGGTTATGCCCAATGCTGGGTTGCCGTACACCCATGCCTCAGGGGTCATTGGGTTTATGTCTGGTGGCGGCGACCATTCCGCAAAATAAAATGAGGCATTACGGCCTGTGTCAATGGCGCGTAAGCCTTGCTCTCGCCAACGCAACATGGCGGTGCTTGCCTCAGTGCCAGCCGTTGACCACATAGACAACAACGGCGAAACCTGTGCACGCTGAGCCGGCAAGAGTCCGCCGTCAATAACTTCGCGCGAAATATCCCACATTTCATCGGCAACTACCAGCGATGGGCTAGTGCCGTGACCGACAGAGTTGTTGGCCGCGCGCACTAACCAAGTTGAGCCGTCTGGCATCGTTACTTTGTTACGGCCATACGACTTCATCAACGTGGCATTAAAACGCTGCTCTAAAATGGGCGATAGTTCGTCAAAGAGCATGACCGCAAGATCGAGTCTGTGCGCGGTAGATAAAACTGTCTGTTTTTTGCCCCGTACCTTTGGCATCTCTGTAAGCCACCAACCAATAAGAGCTGTTAACGCAGTGGTCTTACCGCACTGCCTAGCCGTAGAAACAAGGCTCACCCTGTTAACTAACTCAAAGTTCTCGTCATAAAGCAACTGTCCGTCTAGCGCGGTGTACTGCCAATCCATAAGTGACACGCCTAGATGCTCGCTGGCCCATTCCCTAACTTGCGGCGCAAACGATCCCACGTGCTCTGGCCTCGATGTTTGCAATCTTGGCTGAGCGTGACCAATCCCTGCCGGTACTGGCTGGTTAGGGCTGGTTGGGATAGACAAGACTTGGGTCGGGGTGAATATTTTTTTATCA